CGGAGTAATCCGTCAACGTCTTCGCAAAGCAGGCGTGAACCTAAATGACCAGAGCCGTAATCAGTATCTGGCAAAGGTCGGTTCGAAGGACGGTTCCTTGGCAACAATGGACCTGTCCTCCGCTTCCGATACCATCTCGAAAGAGTTGGTTGCATACCTGCTTCCCCCTGACTGGTTCGATGCAATGAACCTGTCACGCAGCAAGTTGGGGAGACTTCCTTCTGGTAAAATGATTTATTACCAGAAGTTTTCTTCCATGGGAAATGGCTTTACATTCGAGCTTGAGAGCCTGATATTTTGGGCTCTCGTAGCTTCTGTGTTAGACCATAACCGTGGTGAAAAGGAGCGTCGTATAGGAGTCTATGGTGATGATCTGATTTTTAGCTCACACCTCTTCTCCGACGTTTCGGCCTTGTTACGGTTTTGCGGGTTTAGTACAAACCCAAAGAAGTCGTTCTCGGTTGGACCGTTCCGTGAAAGTTGTGGTAAACACTACTTTAACGGTGACGACGTTACGCCTTTCTACATTAGAGATAGTGTAGATTGCTACGCCCGTTCCATCTGGTTGTCAAATACAATCAGACGACACGCAAGTGTCGCCACCCATTATGGGTGTGATGGAACCCTCAAGCCTGCGTGGGAGTTTGCGAAAGCTCACATTGCAGGTTACTGGGGTAAGGAGCGAATACCTAACGGTTTTGGCGACGGAGGCCTCATCGGTGATTTTGATGAGGTTTCTCCTAGTTGGGACCGTACAGTACAAGCTCCGAAGTTCAAATTCTTCACAGAAGATGAACGCGTAGTGACACGGAACACCGTTGGGGTCCTTGCAAAGGGACTTTGGACGGTTTCAAATGTTGAGTTCCGTGACGGCGGCGGCTCTGCCTCAGACTTCCTTGTCAGGAGTCAGGGGCGTCCGCGTTATAAGGTCAATTCTGCGACCTTATCACAGCAGTGGCCCCACCTAGGACCGTGGTTTTAGGTGGTAATTTCCTCTATTAATTTAGAGTGGATGGCGCCTTTTGCTTAGGCGTGATTCGGG